GGAACACGTGGAATTTTTGTCAAACATATTCACTTGAGTTGCTTTACATTAAGGTGTGCTAGTGTGCGTTGCAACATGCCAATTTGTCGTCGACAGTCTTCAAGAGCATGATGACTGGCCGGAGAGACAGGCTGGTCGGGCCATAAACCAAACACTGTGCGACTGTCGCGCACCATGAAGTATTTCCAGGGCAAAACTTTACCATAACTTTTGTAAGCATTCTCCAATATGGTGCAGTCAAAAGTGGGACCTTGGCAATATAAAAATTTGCTGGTCCAGATCAGTTTGCCCAGTTCGTCCAGTGCTTGATCTAGCGGAACTCTGCCTTCCTGATTAAACGCTTCTTCCCTAGCGCATTCTGGTTGCGAACCCCACCAATCCAATGTGCCGTCATCAATGCTGCGGTGTTCCTGACTTTCTAAAGTCACTCTGGCATAGTAGTGTCTTGGATAGCAGCCTGTGCCCAGTGGGTCAAAGCACTGTGCTGCTATGGTCAAGATAGTTGCATCAGGCGCGACGCCAATGGTTTCAATATCAATCATAAGTGAACTCATGCTGTATTATAGCATGAATTGTTGCAGAACTGCAAAACAGTTTAGCCGATTAGCCTCTTATGAATGTCAACGGCTGTGATCCATCCACATAGTTGACCAATTGTCCAAGTAATTCATCCATGACTATTTTTGATTCAGCTTTCATGGCAGAGCCGTTTAAACTGCCGCCGCCTTGCGGGCCAGCTATTGTTCCAAACTTCTCGCGTGCTTCGCCAATAATCATCTTGCAAGCAGCCACCATGTAGTCGCGAATCCATTGGGAGATTTGGAAGTCACTAAGTAGACTGATTTCTGGCTTGAGATTGTATGTCCAAATCAATACCGCTTCTCCTGTGCTTTTTGGGTCACGCATCAACTGTAATTTTTTTGTCACAGGATTGTAGGTGTAATTAAAAAACCCACCAAACATTTTGGCTGCTAGTGCTACGTATTGAGTATAGAAGTCGTAGGTGGCAAGGCCGCCTGCCACATTGAAGTTCATAAGATACACATTTAGCGAAGCTTGTGCAAACGGATCAAAATTGCTAGCAAACGGTCCTGTGGCATTGCCGAACGTTCTGCGAAAACACTGACGCACGCTGATCACTTCTTGGGGCAGAGTGTAAATGTTTTCGTCTTTGACCAACTCGAAGAAGCTGTAACTTTCTTCGTAGGCATTGTTGGCACGTTGTCGATAGGTGCCCAGAGTCTTGGCGTATGCAGCTTGGTAATGACTGGGGTCCAGTTCCAGATCAATAATGTCTCCACCAAGCTGTAGCCTAACGTACTCAATGAGATTTTGTTTTAATTCGTTTAATGTATCTTGTGCCATAAGGACTCCTGGTCCTTGTATTTACCACGCTTTTAGTATCACAAGGTTCTCTGTGCCGCGACCATTGAACTGCGTTTCGGTGGTGGTCAGATCTTTGTAGATCTTTCTGGCTGCAGGCTTGCCTGCTGTCAGCAATAATTTGATAATATCGGCCGGTTTGCGCACAGTTCTTTGCTGACTCTCCGCGGTACTAAACCCAATGATACTGTTGCTTTTGACAGTAAATGTTCCTACGTGGCTGTCTGCTACCACATGAATCAGTTTGCGCTTTTTGCTGTCATACAGCCATGCTTCTGTTTTTTCCACAAGACTTGCTGCCGGTAACCCTTTGATTTTGAGTTCTGGGATTTCCAATAGAATTTTGAATTTGGCTGCTTGTTTTTCCGGGGTCACTGCCTTGGCTGCTCGTGGCTTGCGTTCTACTTTTTTTATCTGCACATATGCGCCACAATCACTCAGTACCAGTTCGCAGAATTTGACACAACTTTTCAATTGTGTTTTGCCAAGAAAACTGTATGCTTCTGTCAGTTGTGCGTCTTTGCCTGTTACTGTATCTTCAAACTCAATTAGCTTTTTTGCCCACACAGACCGGATTTCCGGGATCATCTGCGGTGCCACATTCATGCCACGCATCAGCGCCACTGGTTTAAAATCTGCATTTAGTTTGGCACCACTGGCAATAAACTCATCGAACAAACCGTCAATTTCTCCAAGGCATTCGCTTACTTTTTCTCGCAAACGGTCCTGTATATTAAGCCTGGGTAACACGCCTTTGTCTACTTCGGCTTGCTTGCTGGGATCGGAGGAGGTCAACAATTCAGCAAGCATGTTGTCCAGTTTGATCTGCTCGCTATCATTCAGTTGCAATCCCATCAGACTCATGCGGCACAGCCAGCCAATGGTCAGGCTAAGTTGATTATCTGCTAGAGCGCGAATTTTCTTTGCGTCTTTTGCACGGCCATGGGTCTCCATGTACATGGCAACAAAATCCTTGGCATCTTTTTTGCCGTAGAAATAGTTGTACCAATTGAATGCACGAGTCAAAGCTGTGAGTCGTCCTTCAATGGGCTGCTGCCGCCATACTGGCTCATCCCCCACGTATTTTGTGTCAGCACTGCGTGGGTTCAAAGGCTTGGGTGTTTTAAATGCAGCAATCATTGCGTCTCCTTGGTGTATAGTCATAATTATAGCAGAACCCAAATTATTGGTCAACCTGCCCATAAATACTGTATGATTTTAGCAATCACAATAGATTATCGACATAACAAGGAGAATTAAAATTCCACGCCTAAGTTTATACCGTCCCAACCGAACTCGAGATTATCAATTCTTGGACAAAATAATCAGCGAACAATACACTATAGGCGGAATTGACATCTACGTGCATAGGTACATGGGCCCGGCAACCGGCGGTAATAATGTGCCAGGTTCCGGAAACTTCGACGTAACCCAGCCAGTTTACGAAAACCAAGATGTACTCAATATCCAGGACTTGCTGTTGCTGGAAAATCGTGACCGCATTTATTCTCCTGATGTGTATGTCATGAGAATGGTGTACAGAACACAGGATGTGGACTTTGACTTGAGTCAGTTTGGACTGTTTCTAAACAACGACACCTTGTTCATGACCACCCACTACAACGATATGATAGACATATTTGGGCGCAAACTGATGGTAGGAGATGTTATTGAAGTGCCAAACCTCAAAGACTACCATCCGTTGAATTCTGCACTACCTGTTGCATTACCCCGCTACTATGTGATCCAGGATGGCAACTACGCCAGCGAAGGCTTTAGTCAAACATGGCTGCCCCACTTGTGGCGGATCAAAGCCACACCACTGACCAATCAACAAGAATATTCTAGCATACTCAACAAGCCCATGACACAAGAGCAACTATGGGACAATGGCAATTTCTACCCTGGCGGAGAAATTGTTAATCACAGCAACACCTATTACCGCGCTGCACAAAATGTACCTGCTGGTACTGCCATAACCAATACTGCCTACTGGACGCCATATACTCCTCCCACCATTGGTGATTTGCAAAGTACCAGAACCAAGGATCTACAGATCAATGATGATATTGTGGCCCAGGCCAATGTTGAAGTGCCATTAAGCGGGTATGATGTCAGCAAGTTTTACATTGTGGCCACCACTGATGACGGTCGGCCTGCCAACCCCACGTCATTGTCCACAATGAATGGTGATACTGTGGACGGCACCCAGGGTGGTATGAATGTGACTCCTAAAAGTAACGGATATACCATGGGATACTTGACCGGAGATGGTGTTGCCCCAAATGGTTTGCCAGTTACGCCCGGTGTTAGTTTTCCAGTAAATCCTGTAGCCGGGGACTATGCACTGCGGTTGGATTACAAACCCAATCGTCTGTTTCGATACAATGGGCGTATGTGGATTCGCATCGAAGATCGGGTACGTACAGATCTCAGCAATGGGCCAGACAATCAAACTTTGCGCAGCGGCTTTGTTAATAATACACACACTACTGCCACAACTGATCAGGGTAATATTCCGCAGCGACAGAGTTTGAGCCAAGCACTCAAACCTCGAGCAGACAACGGAAATCAAGGCGGGGACCTTCCGCCGTCCCCGCCACCATACTATGGATAATATATGAGCCAGATGTTTTTTTATGATTCCCAGATTAGGAAATATTTGTTGCAGTTCACTCGAATTATAAGTGGGTTCCAGGTAGAGTATGGTAACGAAACCAATGGCGTCAATCAGGCTACCTTATTGCGAGTTCCTGTTCGCTACGGCGACGCCAGTCGCAATGCACAAACTATACTGCAAGAAAACTCTGCCAGTATGATGCCCAGCACTCCCATGATGACCTTTTATATTTCTGCTCTGGAATATGCTCGTGATCGATTGCAAGAACCATATCATGTGAACAATATCAGTGTGCGCCAACGTCGGTATGATCCTGCCACAGAAACATACGACACCACACAGGGCAATGCATTTACAGTAGAGCGCTTGATGCCTGTTCCTTACAAGCTGACTCTGAATCTGGACATATGGACCAGCAACACCAATCAAAAATTGCAGTTGTTTGAACAAATTTCTACTCTGTTCAACCCCAGTTTGGAAATACAGGCCACAGACAACTACATTGACTGGAGCAGTTTGAGTGTGTTGTATCTGGATTCGGTTACATGGACCTCTCGTACCATCCCGCAGGGAACAGAAAATCCCATTGATGTCATGACACTCAAGTTCTCTGCTCCCATCTGGATATCAAGTCCGGCCAAGATCAAGAAGCTGGGCGTGATAGAGCGTGTGATTGCTGGCATATTTGATGCACAGGGCGATGCAGTTGACGCTATCACCAACAATGATCTGTTGCTGGGTACTCGTCAGATGTTCACGCCGTGGAACTACAAACTTGTGATTATTGACAACAAGATTCAGTGTTTGCAAAATCCAACGATTGTCCCCAATGGCAGTTATGAAGATTTAGATCCCACTGCCATTGTGGCAGATAGTAATCTGCTATGGCCTGCTGTGCTGAATGCTTATGGTGCATTTCGGCCAGGCATAAGTCAGATTAGACTTAATCGCCCAGCTATAGCTGCCCCCGATACTGCAAATTCCATAATTGGTACCATTGTGGTTGACCCCACAGATGATCGCCTGGTACTGTTCAGTGTTGACCCCGACTCGGCACCGCAAAATACTCTGGCACCAATTGATGCCATTATTGATCCGCTTGCAAGTGGCCCTGGTGCAGGGCTGCCGGCGCCAGTATTGGGCATACGATACTTGCTGACCGAAAGCACAGGTGCATATGACAACTATGGTAATCCGTCGGCCTGGCTGGGAACTGATGATCAGCCGCTGGTGGCTCTGGCCAACAACATCATTGAATGGGACGGTAGCCGATGGCGTGTGCTGTTTGTGAGTCAAGACGAAACCGCTGCGCAGTATGTGTCTAATATGACCACAGGTACGCAATATGAATGGACTGGTGCAGAATGGATAAAAAGTTATCAGGGCGTCTACCCACCCGGGGCCTGGTCATTGGTGCTATGAAAGCAGTGGGAGTTTGGTTCTTGTGTAGCACAACTGGTCGTTATCTTTATCTGTTGCGCAATGACACCAAACACCCGGCTACATGGGCATTGCCCGGCGGCAAGATTGAGCCAGGGGAAACTCTGTTGGGTGGTATGCAACGAGAGTGTGAAGAAGAATTGGGTTCGTTTCCATCTTATTCTAGGCTAATACCCTTGGAAAAATTCACCAGTGCAGATGGCGCATTTGAATATCACACCTGGGTGTGTGTGATACCAGCAGAATTTGTGCCGGTATTGAATCACGAACATCTTGGGTGGGCATGGTTGAATCGTGGTCATTGGCCCAAACCTATGCACCCTGGCCTGTGGAATACTGTGAATATAGATGCCGTGCAGCAAAAACTGGCCACGGTTGAACTTAGTGAGCTTTTTAAATTATAATTTTACCACAACAACTTTAATTGTATCTGCAAATATAGTACACTGTGCAACAACAATTGTTGAATACTCAATCCCGGCCAACCGCAATTTCAATTGTGCCCAAATACCCATCAAAGTTTTCAATGGCTTTGCCAATAATACTACCGGCGCGTGCTGTATTGTCCACTTGAGCATGCCCGTTGTTGGCAGATACCATTAGGTCACCTTTGCGCACTGGGCCAACTACCTTGCACGGCACACGACCTTGCAACGCAATAGCAGCTACAAATTCCCCCGGGCAAGTGCTGTTCATCAAATAAGCAGGGTTTGAAGATACTACTCCGGCCACTCGTGTAGTACCGGCTTCAGTTGACAACGTAACTTCATTGTTGCCACCAAAACTGACCACGGTACCCGGAGCATAGTCAGCATCGGCGGTATACAGCTCCGCCAAGTCAGCATATCTTGCATTGGTTGCAGTAGCAGTCACAACCCCGGCACTAAAGTTACCTGAGCCATCACGCTGCACAATTTGATTGGCTGTGTTGGTACTGGTTGCTGTGATAGTGGCTGAGTTGGCTTGGCCAGTAACTGAGCCAGCTGTGGTCGCTGTGCCAGCACTGCCCGATACTGATCCGGTAATTGTGCCTGTGACTGTCAGGCCACTAAGTGTGCCAACTGAAGTAATGTTAGGCTGTGCGGCTGTGGTAACTGTGCCAGCTGTGGTTGCTGAGCCAGCTGTGGTCGCTGACGCCACAGTACCAGTCACATTGGCACCAGTTATGCTGCTGAGTGCTGCACCTGATCCAAAATGTGTGCCGGTAATGTTGGCACCTGAAATGTTGCCTGCTACACTTGCTGTGCCAGCTGTGGACAAATTGCCAAATGTACCTGTTCC